ACCCTTGGGTCATTTGCAAAGTATAATTCCATATTAGGTCCACCAATTTCTTTGTACATGTGACAATAGTTGAGGCCAGTGAATTTATGTCTAAAACCGCCGAAAAGTTTGTTGTATCTAGCCTCATCTAAAACATCAACGTATGGATCAATTTTTTGTTTATGCATTTCTCTAACACTCATCAAATTGTTACCAACTTCATCACCGGGGTAACTTAAAAGTAAGTAAATTTTGGGGAATGCCTTTGCTATTGCTTTTAATATTAAAGCAAAACGATTTCTGCTTAATATTGGAAAAACGACACCAATCTCTTGTGAATTATATTTCTCCTTAAGCTCATTTACAATTTGATCTATGGTTACATAATTACCTTGTGCAATTGCTACTACTGCTTCGGTAACTGCTATCACATCCTTGTCTCTAAGTTCGTAATTTTCTGCTTTGGTAGATTTGATTACCGAATCTACTACAATTTCTACAATATCTCCCTTTTTTAATTGGGACCTATCAACTGTATTTTTTAATGTTATATTCGATCCTGAAAAACTCTCTATTTCAAATGAACAACTTGTATTATAAATCCAAGAATTTGCAAAAATTTGCTCATAGGTTTTATTTGATTCTGGATTTTTTATAGTATTTCCAATGCTTTTAACTGTTAATAATTGACCCTCATCAACAGTAACTGTTGATGATTTTTGATTAAAATCCGATAATATACCAGTTAATCTTAATTCGACTTTTTTATTAGAATCTCCATTTTCATATCCGAAATAAGTTTCAGATGGTGAAAAAATGTTATCAGTTTCTAATATTTGCTCTGTTATTCCTGAACAATTTAAAAACTGATTTACAGTTTTATCTGTATATTGAATTATATTATTTCCTGAAACTATATTGCCAGATGTTCCAAAACCAATAGTAGAATCTACAGGTATTATTTTAGATCCTGGAAGTACTTTTTCTAAACATTTTGTGTTAGAGTAATTTTAAAAATTCCTTCAATAGAATTTTTATCATCATATCCAACAAATAATGATATCTTAAAATATTGAACTCCTTTTCTAGTAAATGCTTCTACTGAAGAAATAGATGCTTTTGTAGATAAATCATCAGTCTTAAATATTGTTTGCCCAACTAAATTTAAAGGATTTCCAGAAATAACCTTTACAATTATATTATCACTTCGTATAAATTCGGCATCTGAAGGTTTTATCAGATAATCTTCCAGATTAATAACTTTTGGAGTTTCTCCATATAGAACATTAAATAAAATTCTAAATGAATCATTAGTTCCTTTTGATTCATAAAAAGTTCTTGCTTCTTTGATAAAATTTCCTACATTTAGATTGGAATTGAAAGTTCTTTCTTCAAATCCCGGAGCAAATGTATACTTTAATTTTTTATAAAATTCTTTAAGAAATAAAGAACTTAAATTTTCTACCTTTGAATTGTTATTATGTTCTTCTGAACTAGACTGCGTAAATACCAATTCATTTTCATTTAGTTCTTGATGATAACTTGTTATTCCACTAAATCCTCTGATACACCCAGTAAATGTATTTGTTGTTAATCCAGTATAAGTAATAATTTCGTTATCAATTTTTAGTAATCCATATTTTGTGGGAAATCCTTTTGTACTAGAGACATTTATAACTCGATCATCTGTACCAATTCCAGATACTAAATTGACACTATCAACTATAACTTCTGGAGTTAAATTATCTAACTTTAAGTATTGATCTAAGTTTTCTGAAATATCAATTGGACCACCTTGATATTCTTGAGAAATATAATATTGCTTTAGAAAATCTGTCGTTTTTGGACTTTCATCCAAAATAAATTCTGGTAATTGATTAGAAATAATATCCTGAATCTTAATCCTAGATTCAATTTCATTTTTTATCATATTACTCTCTAATTAGTTTGCCGTTTGAATAACTAGATGTATAAAAGTCTCTGACAAAAACAGTCCCTGAAGTTTCATCCCCAGAAGAAATAACATCTTTTATCATATTTATTTTACTTTTAGAAATGTCCAATTGTAAGTAAAGATCTCTAAGTCCAACTATATCATTTGATTCCGGAAATGCTTCTATCTCAATAACATTATTTGCTTTTATTGTTGAAGTAATATTAATTGTTCCTATATTAATTTCACCTTTAATATAATCTACAGTACCAGCAGATTCTGAAATAGATCCATCACTTAAATTTTTAACTATTGATATTATTCCAGTTTTCATATCTGAATTTGGTGTATCAGTTAAATAAACTATACTAGGATCAGTAGAAATTCTGAATCCAGTTGATTTAATATTAAATCCAGATTCATTAATGTGAAATTGATTCCCAAAACATAATTCATATTGAGAAAACTGATTTAATAATGTATTAAGATTTCTTCTTATTTTAACTCTAGTAATATTTGATGTAATAGCACTATCCGTATTATCAATTGTTCTTAAAACTTTACTATATCTAAATCTTCCACCAAATTTGTTAACTTCCAATGATCTAGAGTAATCTGTTAGAGAATTTGATACTTTTGTTTTTAATGTCTCTGCAGTAGATACTTTTGAATCATCATAATAAACAAAAGATTCTAGCTCAACATAAAGTATTCTAAGGTCAACTATCTTTTGATTTATTCCAGATACTGAATACTGCTTTAATTGAGATAATATTCTCGATTTGTTAAAATCTGAAACAAAATTCCCGTTTCTAGGTTTAATAGAAATTTGAACTGTTCCATATTCTGGCGGATCTAACTCTTCTCCCCCAACAACAGATACGGATTCAGTATCCGGATATATTTTTTTTATAATTGCTTCATAATCACGCCCAGTTACTGCCCTATTTTGAGTTGAATATATCTTTGGAGCATAATATTTTATCGAATTTATTGATTCTATATCAGAACCATTTTGTGCAAATGAGTTTGTAGTTATTGTAAATGGTTGAGGATTTAATGAATTTCCAAGATCATCGACCAAATTTCCAGAAAAAGAAAATACTCCAGCACCATTACCATCTTTACCATCAGTAACGATATAATTTACTGTTATTATTTCTCCAGTTTCTAATTTCCTACCAATTAAACCATCACCAAATAATAATTCATACTTTTCATCCTGAACTTCCTGTAAAAGATATATTAAAGAACTACCATCAACATCAAAAATATCATTCGCAAGATTGTATTCTATTCCCAACCCAACTTCATTTTCTTTTCTTATATAAACTTTTATGGTAGAAGTATCGATAAATGAATTATTTAAGATAAATCTTTGATCTAATGATCCATCATAAACAAACTGTTTAGTTAAAAATGTTCCTTGATGTATTTCTATATTACTAAATGTTGCTCTCCTAGCATTTACAGTATTTCCACCCTGATCGAAACTAATATCCTCTGTAGGCGCCTGAATATCCTCTGTAATTGAAAAAACATAAGATGTATTATCAATATCACCTACAGAAACTAATCCTCTTTTGAGAACCATTGCGGCAGTTTCTGTCCCATATGCATCAACAGTAAATGATATTGTTGCTTTTGCTGCAGTTCTAGATCTTGGAACATATCCAATATTTCTTGCAAGAGAAACAACATTTTCTCTTAATGTTGCAGAGTCTAAAAAAGACTCATTTACAACCATATTAGAGTTAAATGCAGTAATATAAGTATTATATGCAAGAGTATCAATTAAAACTGAAAAATTAGAACCCTCAAAGTCAAATCCAGTAAAATCTGAATTTGCACGTAGATAATCTTTGATAGATTCTTTTATTTGATCAAAATCTAGATTTGTAAATTTTGTAAAAGGCATATTTATCTTGTTGCCTCTAATAGAAACGAATATTCTTGGGTTGGAAACTCTTGACCAATAATATCAAAAACTACAATGACATTAAATGCATTTTGATCCGGCAATGGTTGAACTTCAACTTGCAAATTTTCAACTCTTGGTTCAAAGTTATTGATTGATATTTCAATTTGATCGCTTATTACGGATGCAGTTCCAAAATCAACAAATTCAAATAAACTTGACCTAACATCAGAACCAAAAGAAGAATTAAAAAATTTTTCAGTTGGTATTGTTTGCACAATATTCCTCACTGATCTGCGAATTGCAGATTCATTTTTTAATATAGGAAGATCATTTGTAATTGGATGTGGTTCAAATGATAAACTAATATCCTTAAATGCTCTAGATATCCTCCTAATTGCCATTGTAGTCAGAGTTTTCTTAAATTTATTTATAAGTTATTCTTGAAGATTTTTTTGATTCTTTTTAATATCATCGTGCATAATTTCCTGAAGCACTCTTTTTTCAGGATCTTCAGTTTTATTTGGTAAGGACCAATAATCTGAGGTTAAACTTGTGGTCCCCCATACCTCTCTCATATATTTTGTATCTCTATCAACTGGTGAATTGCCCATTTTTTTTCTCCTGTTTATAAAAAACAGAACTTTTATAGGGGTTTCTATCCCTTTTGATTATTTATTTTTTGTTCTTTTGCAGTTTTCCAAAAATAATTATCTTCATTCCCCATTCCAAGACGGTCAAAACTATTTTCAACCTGATAATATTGTGTGGAAACCTTAAAATCTGGATTTTTGGGATTTTCTGGAGTTAAACTATTATCAAAAATTCTGAGACGATTGTTCGGATAAAGTGCATATTGTCCATTATTTAATTCAATGAGATTGTGAGATTTATGTTCTGCGGGATTTTCACTGGTTGCCCAATCAACATAATCTGGATCATAATGATAATTATCGATTGTGCAAATATATGTTCCTTTTTGAGTTCCATAATCTCTGGTATAACACTCAAAATCCATTGACCCAATGAACTTTTTATCAATACTCACAACTCCATAGTCCATACAATTCCAAAATTGTAAATTTGGCAAATTCATATCTGGATCTGGTTTTTTTGGTTTTGAGACAAAGGCACTAATTGGCAATTTATCATACATTGCCGCATATTCGGGCAAATAGGTCTCAAAATAAAAAGCGCGTCCAGGAATCGACTTAATCGACACCCAAACGCCCTTTGTAAATTCACCGTGCCCACTTTGATGATCGGTTAGATATTCTTTACGAACCCACATCTCATATGAAGGCAAATTGGTAATTAAACAACTCATCCTTTACCTTGTCCTCTATACATCTTACGCTTCCCATTACGAGAAGAAGAAGCATACTTGGTGTGCTTTCCATTTCCTTGACGAGTCTTCTTCGGATTTCCCGGCATAAAGCCGTCCTTCATAATACCCACTTTCGATCGTACTGCCATAAGATTTAATACTCCGTAATTTTTGTTTCAAGATCTTGAGGTTTTGGAGAACCTGTCCGATAAAATTCAATTGACAGGTCCTCCATTATATCAAAGTATTTGTCTTGAGAAAGGTTTTCATATAATACTTTACCATTCTCTAAAATACTGTAATATTCTGCCATTAGTATCAGATCACGCGAGTCTTTTCGTGACCAACGCGAATGCGAGGATCACACCAAATCTCAAATCCTGCTTCCTTTGCATCCAGGCAGAAACTTACATCCTCTCCACACATATCCTGAACTTCTCCAGACTCAAAGACTTGCATCTTAGGAGCAAACCAAGGATACTTCATATCTTCGTGCTCAAAGACACCGTGCCTGATGAGTAACCACCCAAACCCTGCATAGTCCACAGTGAATGGTTTACGACGCTTGGAGATACTCTCTATGGTCTCATGGTTCATAACACCACCATTATTACGGAAGTCTTCTTCTTCCATCCAGTGTGCCACTGATGTTGTGCGCCCATCTTCTGTACAATACCATCCTGAGGCAATGTCCTTATCCATAAGAACCAATTGCCAGAACTTTTCAGTATTAAAGACAATATCAGAATCAATCCAAAGTTGCCAATCATATTGAAGTTTTCCATCCCAAGGAAGTTGATCTGGACCTCTGAGTACATTTGCCCCAAGACATTTACAACGGGCAAAATTAACCATTGAGGAATAATCTTGTGAGATCTGAATACTTGCACCTGCCTGAACAAGATCAAAACAAAGTTGAACAAAGCTCTTCAGGTAAGTATATGAGACTCCTCTACCAGGA